TGCCGGCCGCTTTCTTCATCCCATTCTCATACTCAGTCTGTTGAGCCCGAGCGTAAACGAACGCCGCGCCGATTGCCATTATAGCAGCTCCCACCGGACCGAAAGCCGCTGTCATCATCGAACCCGTAGACACTGCTGTAACGCCTAATGCAGATAACCCGCTTCCGAGTGCGAGGATAGCAACCGTTAGCCCTGCAATGCTAGTTCCAACGGTGAGAAGAGTTTTACCAAACGGTCCCATCTCTTTTGCACCTTTAGAGAGTGCATCTGTAATTTTACCAATTATATCTACCGCAGGAGTCAAAGCTCCCATCATGGAGTCGCCTGTAGTTTTTAACAAACTGCTTATATTAGATTCGATGGTGGATAGTTTACCCCCAATAGATTGAGATTGTTTATCCATCATTCCACCGAATTTAGAACCGCTTTCGGTCATGGAGACCATCGCTTTGTCGAACATTTCAAAAGTCAGCTTACCTTCAGAAGCCATTTTCTTGACTTGCCCTTCTGTGGTTCCTAACTGTTTTGCAAACTCTCCCATGATAGGAATCCCAGCCTCTAACAACTGGTTAATATCCTCAGCGTATAATGTTCCGGCTACTTTTGCTTTGCCGTAGATAAGAGCGAGTTCATTAAAATCTTTTCCTACGCCTGCGCTAATGTCACCTATTCGAGTCATCTTCTCCACTACCTCATCGGTAGAGACTCCGAACGCGACTAATGCTTTGCCCGCTTGGTTTACCTGATCATCAGTAAAGGGCGTGGCTGTAGCAAATTTGGAAAATTTTTCTAGCGTCTCAGTAGCCTTAGCCGCTGAGCCTAGCATTACAGACATGCTAATATGTAGCTGCTCATATTTGATAGATGCCTGAGCCGCATTCTTCAGAAGCATTGTAAAGCCTACACCAGTCGCAAGACTCGCAAGAGAGGATCCTAGTCCTGTCATCTTACCCGCTGTAGATTCGGAAGAGTTACCTAATTCGTTGAGCTTGCCCTTGAGAACCTCACTCGATTTATAAGCGTTCTCCAAAGCAATTTTTGTAGAATCAATTTTACCTTTTAGTAAAGTAAATTTTTGCGAACCTAATTGAGAGGATTCCAGCTTGACTTGTAATTCTTCGAGTCTTGATTTAAGCCCTGCAATTGTGTTGCCTGTGTTCTTTATTGACTTATCAGTATTACCCGCTGCAATTCCAATTTGAGTAAAAGAGTTAGAAGTCTTTGCGGCTAATGCAGTTACTCCACCTAAAGAACTATTAGCAGTAGTTAATACGTTACGTAGAGAGGCTGTAAATTTTGAATCGTCTAGGACGATGCTTGAGTAGATTGATCCTACAGATGTGCTCATGTGCCATTCCTTAGATTAAGCCAAAAGTTTTCAACCTCTGAATCTTCTTTTTCTATGTCTTCTATTGAGCGACTAATACAGAGTAGCTCATCCTTTTCTGATTGCATAAAATTCAATCGGTTTTGCGCTGCATCGCCAAAATTAGAACCACTTGCAATATTGAGAGTCTCTGTTATTGCCTCATCTAGTTCAAGTGTCCTGAGAATATTAAGATGAACGTAATACTCATAAATGTTCCAGGACTCTATCTCTTCTTTCGAAAAGCCGGCTTTGCGGAGTCGGATTTCGTTTCTGATTTTGGAGAGCTTGGCTCTTGCTCTATCTTGTCTGGTGTATTGTTTTTTTTTATGCCTTGCGAAGCGTAAAATAATTCCTGTATAAATTCCCAGACATACTCCAAAGGAATTTGTCGGATAATATGCTTATACCCCTCATAGTCCGATAGATACAATCTGTAATAGTCAGATATAATAGCCTGATTCTCGGAGTTAAGCTTTGCTAATTCCTCCGCGTGTTCGTCTATCTCAGATAGTCTAGCAGAGATTTCTTCTCCACTCAATTTGCCTTCTGATTGGATTAGATCACGTATGAGGTTAATTTGTGTTTGCTTCTCGCCTATCTTCTGATTGACGATGAGCTTTCTTTTTTCGACATCGATAAGCTCAACGCTTAACTCGTTCGAGAGATTATTAACTGGGATAGAATGCTCTACCCCATTTAATTTTATTACTACTGAATTTGTGCGGATATCAAGCATTAGCCTAACATATCTCCAGCGTATGCAAATAATTCCGTCCCATCTTCGGTTACGTGTTCACTAGAACGGTAAGCGGTAAACATTGTTTTTGCGTAACGTTGACTAGCCGCGTCAAACTTCCATTCTCCATCAGTCTTTGGAGCTACACGAGGTAAATGGATAGTATCCAATGGATTAGAAGATTCTACTCCACCGATGATTCTAACAAGTGTTAATTGATCCCAGATAGAACTATCAGCTTCTCCGAGTGGCACACCAATACCAAAGCCTGTATAATTACCATTCACATCTTTTTTAGTTTTAAGACCCTGGAATGTAGCCTCTCCTCTCTCGAGAGATAATCTAGAGAGACCAACTTCGATAGAGCATTCTCCACCAGTTACAACTGCATCAGCGTCACCCTCTCCATATTGAGATTCGGTTAAGCCTTTTTTCTTAAGCGCAATCTTGAGAGTAGTTGCATCAGTTCCACCGAGGTTAATCGCTGTAAACTTACGATGAGACGCACCTGCAAGAGCAAGCAAACTAGGAGCCGCAATAGTAAGAGATGTATCACTAGCGATAGCAGTAATTACACCGTAATTCGTGCCGTCCACTGTGATAGCTTGGCCAACTGCATATTGAGTTAAAAAAGTGGTAGAAGTCCCAGTCACAGTAGTAAGAGCTTTTTTAATATTCTTGCCAGATGTGATAGTATAGGCTGTGTCGATTACTGCGCTAGTGTCTGAGGTGATTGATAAAACTTTTGCTTTGTTAGTTCCATCAATTACAACCATTCCACCTACTACAAGATCAGAGGTAAAAGTGGTAGTAGTCCCAGTGATTCGACCTTTGGTAGTCCCTGCAATTGGAGCAACCGCAACCGTGCCGGTAAGGTTTGCACTAAGATTTGTGATAGTGCCAGTGAGAGCGGGTTTGAGTCCAGTCTTGTAATATATGTTACAAGGTCCCAAGGTCATATTCGGACCGCCTAAGATAGACGTTCCATTCGTGCCCGCTAGTGCGATAAATCCGAGGCTAACACCTGTTAGACCGATTCCAAATAGATTGTATAATCCATCGGCGCGATAAGACCAAAGATTGATGATTTCGGGGGCAAATACTTGTATACCGCCAAAGATGGCAAAGGCGAATATAGCGAGAAGTAAGAGTTTTGGAAAAAGTTTTTTCATTGCGAAATTCCTTTAAAAAGTTAGTTTAATTTTTAACGGGTTCGCCCTGTTATCCTGTTCAAGGATGAGAAGATTTTATATATATACTATGTAGTATATATTTTAAGCGTCAACTAAAAAATTGCCTTTAAGGTTTACGTTAATCGAATACATATAGATTCCATTCCCGATATCTCCGAGACTCCCAGGAATATCGAGAGCTTTGATTTGCGCTACATGGTAAGCGGGATCTGTTAGCTCTCTTCCCTCTATAGCAGGTATCTCATAATCGTATAGCTCTTTGATTTTGTTGTAAATTGTGTAGGCTGTTTTGTTTGCTGTATTTTCGTCTCTGTGTGAGACTGTTATCTGGATATTGCAATTAAATTGTTGAGGATACTCTTGCGTATTTCCACCCGTTAAATTAACCGCAATTTTTAATTCACTACTCGATTGAGATGGATACTTATAAATCGAGATTGCAAGACCTGGATAGTCAGCTTGAGGGAATAGGCTTTGTAGCCAGATTAGGAATTGGTTAATTATCATCGGTTAATCTCCTGAGCGTAAAATTTAGCCATTAGCTCTTTATACTTAGCCTCGTTACGAAGTAGTTTTTTTTCCAAAAATTTAGATCCCACATTCCCAGCTTGAGCCGATGCCGGACCATCTTTAAGATTTCCATCGGGTGTATGATTCTCATGTTGAGCCCAAGCGTAAGGAACGTTAAAACCAACCCTGCATTCTAGCGGCTTCATGTCTAAAATATAAGGCTCTTCTACATTAACCTTTACCTGTTTGCCTTTAGCCCCGCTCGACTTGGGAGCATCAATCACATTCTTCTCAGGAGTCCCACCAGTAACAACTAATGAGTGAGCACCGCGTAAAGTGCCCCACTCCACTGGAGGAGTAGGAGCTTCAAAAATTGCATCATACAAAACTCGATAGCCTGTATTCCTGACAGCCTTCTTTGTGGCTAATCGGTGTTTCTCGACATGCTGTATAAGTGCATTATTAAATTGCGAAGTATCAAAACTAAATTGCAAAGCCATTAGATGTATATCTCCTTATGAGACTGAATAAAGCCTTGCTCGTGGTTAATTGTTATTATCTCGTATGTCTTGTTAAGATACATTATCTTATCAGTCTCAACTAAATCACAATCCTCAGGAGCAAAAAATAAAAAACTAGAAAGAACTTCCTTCCCTGCTTTACTTGTGACTAATTTAGTAGAGACTTCTACTCTACACGGAATTTCCAAACTGTCTGTAAAATTGACTTCATTGAATTGATTTTTAGTTTCTCTTATTCGAAAAAAAATAGAATTAAAATAATCTGCTATCATCATGTATACCTAGTGGTATATTGATATTAGCTAAAAGGATTTGCAAGGACTATTTATACTTTAATCCCTGCTTTTTTTGCTTCCTTCAAAGTTAGGAAAACCCACTGTCCTAAGGAATTTTTCACTCGAATGTATTTTTCTTCTGAGAGTTTTTTGATAATTGGAATTAATGCTTTGTTAGCTGCATCGGGTAGCATCTGCTTATAGAGTAAAGCCCTTGCATCTTCGATCTTGGCATTGACTACTTTGGCTAGTCCATTGTAGAGAGTTTTGTTTTCGTATTTGAGGCTTGCGAAATCCACCGGAGCATTCGCACCGTTTGCAATCTCGATATTAGCCGAATCAATATTGATTCCAGATAGATTGTATTGATTACGCACCCTTGCCACATCTGCGGCTCTTCTGTTTTGCCGCATAATATTCGTATTCTGCGTATTAATCAAATCTTGGAAGGATGGAGTAATCGGTTGACTTTGGTTGACGCTTGGGGCTCTTTGCGTTGTAGTCGGATTGATTATAGTTGCATCCTCATTATTAACTGGTGGAGTATTTGTATTAGCCACACTCGCAGGCTGTGAGAGTTGACCTTGAGGAGTAATATCTGCGATTGATTCCGTAGGCGTTGTATTGTCTCCGCTAATCTCATCGTCAAGATATGGAACCGCTACTACTCGATGTAAGCAATTACCAGGATGATACAAGGGAAGATTCTCTCTTTTCCCCTCCCCTATTTTTTTGCCTTGGAATAACTTACCTATCAAGTTTGGATTCGTGGAATAGAATTGTCCTTCATGCGGTATACATTGAGCCGATGTAGTGTTATGTGTCGTTATGCGGAATAGGTCAATGCCGTCTTTGATTGCCATCTCCATCGTCCCAGCTACTTGGCTATCTCCGATACGCGTTCTAGTCACTAGCTCAGAATAATGGTCGAGAGTAAAATGCATATACTCCCCGTTTTTATTTATGATTCGAATATATTTTTCTTCGTTTAACGCTTTGAGACTCTTAGCCATTCGCTTCTCAAATTGCGCTTGAGTGAGGTTTGGAAATTCATTTCGCAGAGCTTGCACTTTTGATTTTACGATTTGCTCAAATTGTAGATCCGCCTCGATATTTGTAATGTCTCGATTCTGCATGGTTACAATTGCACTGGATGGATTTTTATTTCGTCCCTGCAAATTTGCAAAAGCTTCAAATACTTTTTTTTGCACTTGCTTAGCGTCACCGCTTGCCATATACTCAGCGGCTACCAATTGAGAAATTTCTTGCTCTGTTAAAAATGCCTGTTTGCTTACCTTGTAGCTGAATCCAATTAGATCCCTACTCCCAGCTATGCCCCGCGTGAAATCGTTAGTTGCACTTTTGATGAGTGAATTTATTGTCTTGTTATCGAAGAGGGATTTATTATCTATGATAGCCGGACTCTCGAGGATATTCTTTGTTATCTCCGCCCCCGCCGCGTATGCCTGAGGAATTACTTTGTCAATATATCTAGAATACACACTCTCCACATGAGATAATTGTTGATTAATCGCTGCGAGTCGAGCTTCTAACTGTCCTGGGTTAATGCCATTTGTGATAGCTGATTTAATATCTTTTTTGATGGATTCTACAGAAGAGTTTAACGCTTTACGCAATGCCAGTATTTGCCGCTCAGCATTGCCTACTAAGTTTTGTTGAACAGATAGATCCTTTACCTTTGCAGTATTTAAAAATTGATAAGGATTATTTAGTTTTGCATTCCTGGCAAGGATAGATCTAAAGCCGCGTATGTATTGAGTGAATGGCTCCGGTATTTGGTTTAAAACTACATCTTGATTCCCGAGCGGGTTATAAAGAATCTCTCGATAGAGTTTGGTTGATATATCTGATTGTGTGGAGTTAAGGAGTTCTCGGAATGAATTTACTAAAGCTGCATCGTTAGTGTCAATAGGTAACGAGCGAACAAGACGAAGGATTTTTTCTAGGTTTCTCAAACATTTAACTTTTTACGGTATATAACTGTAAACCCCAAGTATAGAAGGTTAATTGTAAAACAAAATACTTTAGCATTCCCATACCATTCTATTTCGAACCATTTAGGTTTAGGTAAGAATTTTCTATCCTCTACATTGTGAATCCATAGAGAATAAAATATAACCCAAAATCTTTTAGTATGATGACCTATCTCATAACTCATATACTTAGACTCCCATATCTCTCAATATCGAATCCAGTTCCATAGTTGATATACTTCTGAAGATAATTCCAAGCTTCTTGCGGTCCTATTCGTTTGTCGTCTGTATTGACGTCTCTGTATTCTTCCGTAAATTTTCCGATCTGGAATTTTTTTACACCTTGCATAACAAGGTTTTGCCGCTTGTCACCTTGCGAGAATAACCAAAAAGCCCACTCTATGATTCCGAATTTTAAATCATCCTCAGGAGTAGTATTCTCAGAGAGATTCAGAATTCTTGTCACCTGTCTATGTGCCGTTAGGATTGACTGAATTTTTTTTGTGGTGAGTGTTATCATCTTAGCCTTAGATGTGAGAGGATACTTGTAAATATCCACAGGGCTAGGAATCTCAACCGATTTTGTAATTGTGATCTGAGTATCTGAATCAATCGATAGAATTTGATACGGTATGCTCTCGATATAAATACTCTCAGTATTCGAATCGATCTCAGATGTGAAGAGAGTCCCTACTCCGGTAATTGTTTGACCGGTCGCAGAGACTTGACCTGTAATTTTTGCGATTACGGACGCGTTGGCGTTCCATGCATCGGCGCCTAATCTATCAGCTAGATAGGCGTCAACTTCGGGTAATGTCAAGTATCCGTAAAGCAATTTGATTTACGCTAGTGCAAACATCGCTGTTTGTTTTGGTTCAGCTACGGCACACGCAAAGCGAGCTCTAACAGTTTGCAACTGAGAGAAGCTTGTAATATCCTCAGCGGTGTAAGTAGTCGGAGGAGTTTTATCTGCTCTTTGGATCTTACCACCAGCGAGAACCATCACAGCGGTATTAGCCGCAATCTCGTTTCCGTCTTTGTCCTTGAGCATGTAAGAAGGCAATACAGTGTATTGTCTAGATTGCAATGCAAAAGAACTCGCTGCAGAAGTTTGACGGGTATTAACCGCAGTTACCATTCTGTCATAATCCGCAGGCTTGCAGTAAATTAAAATTGGAGCCATCGCAGGATCTGGATGAACACCAAGATTTTTTACTTTGTCGCCTATCGTGCTAGCACAAAGAGAGATTGTTTTAGCAAGCTTCTCATTGTCATTCAAGCCAGATTGATAAGCGGTAGGAGTCCCAGCGGTTGCAGAGCTTGCACTCTTAGCGGCTTCTACAAGAGCGGTATAATGAACTTTGCCGCGTCTAGTGTAGTAAGCATCTCTGAATTGTTCAGCTAATTGAACCATCTCACCGAATCTACGATCTTCGATCATCTCAATTTCCCATCCAAATCCGTCAGCGTATCTAACAGCTTTTACATAGGCAACTGTGCCGGTAACGTGTTTGATCTCAACTTTTCCACCTTGAGGTAATTTGTCGAAGGTGAAAAAATTCGAAACGTCAACGATGCTAAAAGTATCTTGACCTGGATCAAATTGACGAAGTTTGTAGGCTTGCTCTGCTCTCATATCGTAGTTTTCAATTTTGTTAAAAACATCTAAGATGAGCGATGCAGGCAAATCAGGAATATCCCCTTTTTGTGTGAATGCTTGGATGTTGGATAATACTTGTTTGCTTCCAACTCCAACTAACTCACTAGGAGCATTAAAAAAGTGCATAATAGAATTATGCACTTTAGGAATTTTGTCAGAGTGCTTTTTTGGATTAAGCAATACTTCTCTGATTGCTTCCATTCTCTTCTCTTCGTAAAGAGCTGTATATTTTCTTGGATCAAACATTAGTTTAGTCCTCCTGTAAGTCTCATAACTACTTGAGTAGTAGCTGCAGGATATGTCTTGAGCACATAACCCATCTTAGTCCTAGAGCTAGAAGTTTTATTTAAAACTCCTGTAGGAACCGTAGCGTGTTCATAGAGCACGTCACCAGCTGAGTAGGCTGCAGAATCTACATCAACCAATACTTGATCGGCTTCTGTGATAAACACACCGGTAGCACCATCTGTGGTTGCTTCAAACCAAAATCCGACTTTGCCGTTGACAATATCAGATTGACCTTGAGTTTTTGCTCCTGAGGCTACTGCTTGTAAGCTGATAGTTTTGTCAGGAGTAGAACTTAATCTAAACATAATTATAACCTCTCATTTGAGAACGCTAAAGTTCTCACTTCTAACCCAGACTGTGTAGGCTTAACATTGTTAGCCTTTAATTCTGAATTCTCTTTTTCGATGGCTTCTTTTTCTGCTTTTACTTTTTCCAGTTCAGCGAGAAGCTCTTCTTTTGTTTTGGTATCTGCCATTGGAGATAACCCCCGTTAATTTAATTTAATTGGAGGGTTCACCCTGTTTTGCGTTCAGCAATATTCGGAAGGAATGTATATATACTATGTAGTATATATTTTTTGTAAAGAATAATTTTAAAAGAGTCGGTCATTGAGCGTAGTCGAAATGCCTCTATAGTAGAGACGCGTGGTTCGACTCCGCTCACCAAGCGGATTGGTTAGATATAATCCTTATTATCCGGCACAGATGTTTCTGTCTGTGGTCCATCGGTATTGAGTGGAGCATTGCCAAGGCTTTCCGGTGTGACTGGGTTATAGATTGCATCAATCTCTTTAAACTCTTCGAGCTTCTTATCTACGAATTCAGAAAGGGATTTTTTAACGTCTTCACCAGGTTCGAACTCCTTCATTTTGGTGGTCAGGAATTTGTTTTGTTTTTCGGAGAGTGTAAGTTTTTTTTCCTTAACCACATCGCTAATCAATGTGTGAGCGGATAACTTGACGTTTTCTCTTTGGACGTTTTTCAAATTCTTTTCGAATTCGATAATCTTTTCGTTGTAAGACTTGCGAACATCATTGAGAGGTTTTTTGATATAGGCTACGAGTTCTTTGTCTCCACCATCAATTAATAAATCTCCGTTCTCGGTCTTAACGGTTCCAATGATTTCCTCTGGTAAAAAAATCTGTGAAGGAAAAATGTGTTTGTGTTGAATCACATCCCTAAACAATTCTTTTACAACCGGAAACCCCGTAGTTCTCAAAAATTCTCTTACCTCTTCTGTTGTAAGCATCTTTCTTTTTTCCTCATTATTTTTAATTTTATTAAAACTGGTTTGGTCACTCTCGAAACACTGAATCGATGCAATCTCTTTAGCATTCGGAAATGCAGGAGAGTCTAATCCTAATTTGCCTAAGGCAAGAGCAGTGATATTTTTAACTGAATCTACGATTGAGTTATTAGGATTGTCATCATGTAAGACAGAAGCTTCCATGCTGATTGTATTGTAGTCAGAATCGTTTTTGTTTGGGAAGTATAATACTGCTATTGTATGTAAAACGTTATCTATTAGCTGCTTACCCTTACCAATGACAGTAGCTTTCTCTGGTTTTGAATTAGCGTTATTATCCGCTGTGTGTCCGGCTATAGATTTGATTCCAATTTGTAGAGCATCAAAGACACTCTCAACCGCTGCCCTACCCCACTGCATTATTTTGTATCCAGTTCCTAAAACTTTCGGCTTAGTGGTTCCTTCGTGTGCAATAGTGTAGGCTTTGAGAAGTGGCTTTGGATCTGTTTTTTTAATCTCGGCTAATGCGTTGTTATCCACATAGCTAAGAATTTGATTTTCTTCAAATGCGAGAATATTTGAGAGAGTATAAATTCTATCCATCTTGATTGTCTCCATTTGGGTCTAGTGGGATTGGCTTCATTAGTTCATCGATAGCCGCAAGATTCTCATTCATCATACTATTATCTGCTTGGGCTAGAGATTGTTTTTCTTCTTGCAGTCTTTCTTTTTCAATGACTGGGTCTATGTCGTCTAACTTTTCGTAGTAGGTCTCTTTAGATATTATTCCATTGATTACAGCGTTCTCGAAGAGGTCTTTAATTTTGAGCATGTGGCTAATGGATACAACTGGAATAGTAACCTTTTCGAATGCTTCAGGATTTAAAGTATCTGCATTGAATTGATTGTGTAGAGCAACTGATTTTTTAATTATCTCTAACCAAGACTCCTGCCAAATGGTGCGCTCTGTGTTTGTCGCAATATTGATATTATCTGTCATCTCCGCAGCCGTAGCCCTACCCGCTCCAATGAGATCAGGGAAGCCTAACATAAAGACTGGAATTCCAGTCGCACCGGAAACGATCTGAGTATTAGTAGTGACTTCTTTAAGAAGCATTTCGGCTCCCTGCATCGATGCAGAGACGTAAGAAAAATCTAACGGACCCGCAAAGCCAGTTTTACCAACTTTGAACTTTCGTCTATCGCTAGGATCTGCAGAAGCGTTTTGTTGGTTAGTGCCCTGGATGATTTGCTTCATAATTTTAGCATCGTTCCAAGAAGCGGTCTTAAAAAATGGAGTCGGTGAAGCAAGAAGAAAACCGATTTGTCGCAAGTCTACCATTGCCTTATCGGCATTATCCAAGTGTGTTAGAATCCCAGCTACCACCGGAGGAGTAATTATATAATCGTTTTTTTCATTCGTGCCTGTGCCCGTGAGGATAACATAGCTTATTCTGTCAGCTTTGATTTCGAATTCTTTACGATTAACAGTGTAGACAATAGAATCTAGCTCACCGTTATAATTCAAAACTACATCATATTTATAAATGCGATATGGGAGAGCGACTAATTTTATTTTGACTCCGCTACTCTCTTTGGTCGGTCGAAGGTTAATTACTACCTTCCCTTCCTTCTCTCCGAGACGTCCGTATTTTACATAATTGGAACCATGCAGATTATTATATTTGATAAATTCTTCTAGCCAGATTTTTTCCCGCTCGTATCCAGGAGCGATTGAAACGTTGAACGATTTAGACATTGTAGCCGCTGCTCTAAAATCGACTATCGTTCTAACAGAGTGGCAAGCATACTCAGCAAGATTGGAATATTTAAGATGGATTGCTTCTACTTGTTTGTCGTGGGATTTATAGTTGTTATTCTCATTGCCTTGCGACCGGAATATGGTAGACTCATTAAAGGCTTGGATAGCTGACTGTATGCGCTTGCGAAAATTATCTAACATAAGGCTCCGAAAATACACAATAGATTTTGGAGGGTTCGCCCCGTGACCTGTTCAAGGTTTTTATATACTGTGTGGCATATAAAAAGGACGTCAAGAGATTTTCTTATTTTACTTTAGTGTGATAAGTTAAAATAAGAAAATCTTTATTTTAAGATAGCGGCATCTATGTCGTTATCTACTTCACTAGATAGATTTTTGGGGGTGGATTATCTTTGTTAGGCTTTAATTCTACATACAACTCACCGGACTCTATCGCATCGATAAAGTCCTTTGCAGATTTATGATTTTGGAATGGGATTACTTTTTTAGGTTTGCGACTACTCATTGTAAATACATTGGCGTTTGCCCTTTGAGTAAATACATTGGATTGACTTTAAAAACAGATTCTATTTTTAAAATATCTTCGTGTGAAAATTTAGATTTTTGCTTAAGCAGATTGTTAGCCCACGCCCTAGTGTGTCCCAGCTTGACCGAAAATTCCCGCTCTGAGCATTAGATACTATCTGCCAAGAAAAAGCAGACGCACCTAAATAGTAATTTAAAACTATCAACTTAAAAATCAAGCACAAAATAACAGAGGCTCACTACTGCGAGTTATGGGTCTCTGTGCGGTTAATCACAATCAGCCTCAATCATTGCAATCATTTTATAAAGGAGGCTGACTATGAAAAGAAAATCTGCTAAGAAAGAAAGATTTAGATATTACCCACGAAGAAAATATCTAATCAGATAATAAAAAGTATGCGTTCAAACGCAACTAGAAATTTATTCCACGAACTGGATCAGGAGAGCGAACTCTCCCCTATTATTTTTTTTGACTGGATAGATAGACTCCCCAAACTAGGCATAATAGGAGAACCTAAAAAAATGAAATCGAAGCCAGAAATAATACATAACGAGCGATCCAAAAAAACACGCAGAGAACAAATGAAAATCTCAGACATAGAAGATAACCCAGACTACAACGAAATCTATTTAGTAGGTCCGGAGCATGATATTTATAAAATTGCATTCGTTAATCCCTACTCTAAAGATGCGCTTAAGTTTGAATTAAAATCACACGACCATGGAGAGATTCGCAAAACTCCTGTATTTAGCTCAACTGAATTAGTCAGAATTGTAAGCCCGAAAGAAGCAAAAAAGCTTCTAAAGCAGTGTAAGTATAAATATTCTAGCGGAGAGAAGATTCCCAAACCCCACAAAGAGACACTCAAAAAAGTATTCAAATTACTATTATCCAAAAATTAGAGAATCCACCCATCCGTATTATTTTTTATTTTAATATGTTTTTTTGTTGACTTCTTTGTATGGATAAATACACATAAACTCATTATGACAAAAGAAGAAGAAAAAAAATCATTACATCTAAGCCTACCAAAAGAGAAGGCAAAGGATATTCAAATCAGAGCCATAAAAGAAGATAAATCACAAAGCGAACTCATTGAAGAGGCTTATGATTTATACGTAAAGCAGAAAGGAAAATAGTATGTCCCCTACTCTTATGTCTTATCGAAGAAACGGAAACCTACAAGTGTTTAGTTCAAAATATCAAGAATTATTTTTTTGCTTATTTAAACAGCATGAGAAGGCAGAAAGTAGGGAAGTATATGGTATTCGTTCTTACTATATTCTTATGAACGAAACCGCAAGATTAAAATTAGGGCTTATTATGTCCTTTAAAACTGCTTTGTATTTGTTTAGTAGGTTGTTTAAAGGAAAGGCATTGATAAATTTGTATGTTCTGATTAATTTTATGAACGAAAAACTTTTGTTTACTAGCTCCTCAAAAGTGTTAAGTATATAGCACTTTACTAGAGTATTGATTTTGCATAGTGCAATTTCTGGATTTATTAAATTTGATAAGTTGTAAGATTTGTCGGATTTCATAAACTCAGAAATGGGTTTTAAAAATAAGAAAGGTCTCAGACATCTGGACAATGCCTGAGACCTTATAAAGTGGGATTGCTCCACACCAAACAGTAAGAGCAAACCCGTTTCCCTTATTTTTGTCAAGTTATTAAACGACAGAGGTAACGATTTTGCTGTATATAAAACTATCGAACAGTTTAGATTTATCAGATTTAAGTTTACAAAATCTGATTATGTCTGATACTACTATTAGACGACGCCCTAACAGTCAAACACCCACCCTGGGATGGACGAACTCCACCCCTACTACTCCAAAGATGAACTCTTTGAGTATCCTCGTGAACGAGCCCTATTTATATCTCCATGAGATATACACGCATTATCCACGTCTGTCAAAAATCAATTTTATCAAAGGATATTTTATGGCTAAAGAGAATAGATTAGAATTCCAACCTAACACTACACAAACCCCAAATTTTTTATTCGACTTACTAATGTCTGAATGCGTAGACCACCCAGCAAGATTTTTCGTTCTCTGTGCAATCGTCCGAAAAACTTACGGATGGCATAAAAACGAGGATAATCTCAGTATGTCGCAAATTATAGAATTAACCGGATTAACTTATAAACCAGTTCAAGCTGCAATTAAATTTTGGGCAAACAAAAAAGTAATCAAAATATTGAATAAAGGCAATGGGAGACGAACGGCACGATATAGAATTATGCTATACGAGTATATAGCCACACGAAGTAATTCTAGCACTGGACTCACTCCAGTGCAGGGGTGCAATGACTCCAGTGCAGAGTCCCCACTCACTCCAGTGCAGGGGTGCAATGACTCCAGTGCAGAGTCCCCACTCACTCCAGTCACAAAACTAAATAACAAAACTAACTCTACAAAACTAAATATACAAAAGGAGAATACGAACGCTAACGGGTTACAAATTATGCGTGATCTTCAAACGCTAGCTACTCAGAACAATGTAACATTTGATAATTCTCTCTCTGATAAAAAATACTTTAACTATCTCATATCAGATCGTTCAGCAACTAACGAAGTAATCCTAGCGATAGCTCAGAAGCTCATAGATGTAAAAAAATACTTTAGAACAGAGGGCTTTAAGTATGCCCCTTCTTGGGCTCAAAAACCTCTCAGCTTTAAAACTATCCACACCCACTACCTGGACATACAAGAATATTCAATCAGCGGCAAATCAGGAGTAGATGAGGATTGGAAATCAGGGAGGACTAGAATTGTCTAATATCGATTTACAATCTAGATTAGAAGAGATTCTTGCAGAGGGAAGAGTGAGCGCAAACTGGCAACCTACCCCACCAAAGGTTTATGAGAATGAATTTTATCAAAAGTTTTTAGATAAAGCTCAATTGCATAGATTCAAATTTGATTGGAAGCGGGTTCCTACAAAACACACGATTTTGCATAGCCCTGATAATCAGATTGGGAAAACACTGCTTACCCGCTACTGGCATCAACAACTAAAAAACAGAGCGAGTAAATTTATTGATAATAGAGATGAGTATATCAGAAGCGGAAAAACATTTACCGAATACTATGCAGAGCTTGGAAGATACACATCTGCATTTTATACAGAGGCGAAATTTGCAGATCATTTTTTTAGATACGATACGGATAACAGCGAGGTGCTTTTTAACTCAACGTTTAAGCCAAAGTATTTTATTCTAGATGATTGCTTTCGTGGGAAAAATTGGAGCGTTAAGGATGCTGAGTTAGTCAAGAAGGCACTCAGAGGATTTAACGATTTATGGGACTGGATATTGTCAAGACAAGACGAAATGATTTTTATATCATCGTTTAACAATGACCCCAGTGAGATAATCAAAGACAAAGAAATATATTCCAGGGTCTTACGTATGTTTGCCCCTGAAAATATTATTAAATTATAAAAGGAGAACCTAAATGAGCCAAAGTATTTTAGAACGAGTAAGAGAGAGAGGAGAAAGGGCAATGATTGCAAATGTCGACCTACTCCGCGATGCAAAAAAGAACACTGGGAGAGTAAGGTCTATTATCCTCGACTATCAAAACTCCACTAGTGATAGAGAGTTCTTATCTAAGTATAAGAATAATGATTTGGTAATCGCAAGATCGGTTATCAAAGCCGGATGTGCAAGAATCGACAAGGTGATGGAGATTAAACATGCCTGTTGAGAATAATCAAAGTTTACCTCTGCCAACTAAATTAGTAAACTTCCCAGTAGGAAGACACCTAGAGGTTAAGCAGCGTTATAACTCCAACTTGCAAAAAGTGAAAAATGAAACGAGTATCGAAGAGTTAATATCTGAACTCGCAGCCTACAGAACTGCGACAGAGTTAAACCTACCCTACTCTATTGTATTGGAGACAATGGAATGAAAAATGAGCGAACTGTAGACTACAGAAAATTTTGTAAGAAGTGCAACAAACCGTATCACTACAAATTAAGAAGTGGTCTTTGTAAGGATTGTTTAAAGCAAACCATTTTTACAAAACTCAGAGATTCTGAGTATATCAACAACGCAATTTATGCGATAGGCTCAGCTCTTGCTGAGAAGTTTGATAGACTGGAAAAGTCTATCGGGTCAACTAAAACGGCTTAATAATATAAGCAGAGGATAACGAGCGTAATCTTTGAAGGGAGACGCCCGCTACCTCACACAAACCATCGGAGGAAATCAAATGGTTCAGAATACAAATCGACCGAACGGAATGAACGGTCAAGATAAAATACCTCTCATTGAGACTGAGAAGGTAATCAAATACAAAGGGCTTGCTGAGAAGGCGAAACAGCCGGACTTATTCCCTAGCTCCGAGCCGCCTACTACGTTTACGATGAGCGATTTGGAAGAGATTAAGAATCCACCAAAGCCAGGTTTCGCTGAATCAGTTAAAATCTGGATCAACGAAACTATGGACGCTCGCAATAGATCCACACTCAACACGCTTATGATGGCAGCTATCGTATTCCAGACAGCTTCCCACTCTCTCGGATTTGGTCAGCTACTCGAAAAACGAGGGATCTATTTTTTGGTTGGATGCCTACTCGGAATCCTTGGCTCGTTAATGCTTGAGGGATTAATGCACGTCTTGGTTGTAAGAGGAGCTTTTTGGCTACCGCTTATCATTGTCGGATTCTCAGGAGGTTTTGGTTACTATGCATGGCACACATTCGCAGAGCAAGGCACATTTGAATTTTGGCTTACAATAGCATTAACGTTTATGCCTCCATCAATCATCTTCCAACTTGCAAAAGGAGTCTACGACCAAGAGCAAGCCGAGAAGTTAAAACGAGATGCAGATAAGGCACGCAAAATAAAACTCCACAAAGATTGGAAGGATGAGAACGTAATTAGAGCCCGCAGAGGCGAAGAGCTATTACCCCTACCGGAGGAATTACAATCTGCATTCGGAAAAAAGCGAGGCAAATCATTATCAGCCTATGAGGAGTTAGTGATTGTAAATGCGATAGCCGACAAAGGATTGTGGGATTACAAGCAAGTTTGCAAGCATTACGATATAGGTAAGACCAAAGCTTACGAACTTATCTCCTACGCTTACCAGCTACGCGACAAAAACCAAGCAAAATCAGAATCAACTAATTCGGCAAAAGGCGAAATACGGAATTTGCGGAAAGAAAACCAATCCGAATCAACCAATCCAAGCCAAAATTCAAACGGGGGTAAAAACTAATGAAGATCCTCGATATGAAAACTCAACTTTGGGCGACCTTGGGAATCCTCGGAGTGATTGTATTCTTCTCAATCGCATATCCACTCATGCGGCTAACACCGAATAGAGAACAGATGAAGCTCGAAGAGTTACAAACTAAACTAAACTCTCTCAAATCTTCTACCATGCCGGATGCAGCTTTACAGCTTGAGATCACAAAAACCCAAGCGGCATATTTTGCACAAAAAGAAAAAGCTGAGACAGAGCAAATCAATAGCGCACCTAGAGGAGGGCTAGACCTGACAGAGATAATAGTATTATCCGCTCTCGTTCTAGCGTTAATCTGGATTATCCTCCACGAAGTAAAGATCGTAGCGTATTTTTTTACGATCATACTTTTTTCGGTCGGTATCTATACGCACCTAAGAAACAATCTTGGAATAGATTTACTCGATCCAGATACTCAACTCAAGATTTTTATTCTGATAGTGGGAAGCCTGGTAAGTGGGTTTGGATGTATCTTTTTATTTGCAGTGTTCAACCGAGCACTGCATAAAAAAAACATGCATACTGTCATGGAGTCGATGCCAGCCTATGCTCATGAGTATGCCAGGCATGAGGCTTACATCGGTGAGGGTGTGAGTAAAGCTATCGCCTACACCGCGTTTAGCGTTATGTCCGAGAACGGTAGCCGCAAACTCAACGCTTATTCTAACGATGATATTCTTCCACGCGAAAAAACCGTAGAGTATGCAACCCGTCCGGCTAACAACACGAACCCAGCAAACAAAGCGGGAGGTCAATAATGTTTACCTTTGCATTTTTTATCTTCGTAGCGTTTGCAAGTATGCTAAGTTATTACTTAGCATACGAAATCAAAAAAGGGAAAGAAGCTGACCAGGCATACGAAAAAGCGATGAAAGAGCACGAAAGAAATTTAGGTGCCTATCGTAGAGAGCTTCGAACCTATGGGAGCCGGATCGACAACGCTCTATTCGAACTAGATCAAATCAACGAAAAGGAAATCAATCCAAGAGGGGGTAACGGCTAATGGAATTTTTATTATGGCTTTTGGCATTTAGTTTTTTGGTCGGTTCGCTAGCGTGTGTAATCGTTATTAGCTATGCAGGAACCCGCAGAGGTAGAGGAGGCATTCTATGAGAGGTGGATTTTTTATGAGCCGTTCGAATATCGCTCTTTACGAACCTCCTAAGCCGATGGATGTAAGCGACTTGAGAGAGAGCTGCAGTAAAGTAACCCAAGAAGATTTGGAACTTTTTTACAGAGGATACTACAAGCAACTAGACAAAGACTTCGTAGGGGCTAAGATGATTTATATCCAGTGTATCAAAACATCTTACCTACGGACTAACAGTGTTATCCTTCATAATATCAGCATGTGCGATAAGGAGATCGGATAATGGCTAATACATCAAACCAACTGCAAATCATTTGCCCTTATTGCGAAATGAGTGGGAGCGGTGTTGACTCAATCACAATATTTTGGGAAAACGAAAATCCGCATACAAGGGAATGTGAAGAATGTGGCAACACATATATAGTCCATGTCGATTGCAAATTTACAACTGTAAAGGAGAGCGTCTAATGAAGAGTAACCACAAACGCAATCTAATACTATTAGTATTGGCAATCTTTGCACTATATCCTTTAGAGGCTAAGAGCAAACACAAAGCTTGCTTTAAAGCTCCTATCTATGTCTATGATGAGGAGCTTGGAAAGTATTACCGGCAAGACTGGTGCCACATCGGCAAGTCAGTAATTTACTACGATTCAATCCCCGTTCCATCGAACGGGGAGAGGGGGGAGAATGTTCTACTATCATAATGATACAATTCCTCCTTACTGTGCTCAAGATTTTATTTATGGGTTAGAGATGAGCGATTTGCCAAAGGCAAAGAAAAAGATTTCCGAGCCTCAAAAAATCTATCTAGCTCAACTCATCCAAGCACATAACGAGAAGAATTATTCCAAAGTAATTGAACTATCAAAACTCATTCCTGAGGGTATTCGCTATAACCCTCGAATGATAGAAGTAGTAAACAACGCAGAAAGGAGACTTAAGCAAAATGCCTAAAACTAAATTAGATGAATTAGATTTTACAAACACTGATGAAATAGTATGTCCATATTGTGGTCATGAGAAATCGGACTCATGGGAGATGGCAGATCAAGAAGATTCTTACGAATGCGGAGATTGTGGAGAAACCTTTTCGTATGTGAGGAATATCTCTGTTAGTTACACATCTCAAAAAAAGCAATGCAAAGAGAACGAACATGATTATTCTTTTGAGCGAGTCTGGGAATCTACCGAGGATTTCAAACGAATCCCTAATACTAATAATTTTGAATGGGTAAAACGTGAGTATCCACAGCATTACAAAACATTAAAATGCTCAATATGCGACCATGAGAATAGTATACTAATCACTGAAGATGAGTATACACAATTAAAGGTGAAGTAAGATGCAAGTAATCGCTAATATCCCACAAGTCACAGTATGCAGCTTTAGAAGCTTTATAAAAATCGAAGGTTGCAAATTCACAGAGTCAAGCGGAGAATTCACAGTAACCGCTACGACTCCGAGACAACAAACGCAAGTATTAAGATACTTGCAAACACGCAAGATTAGGTATGAGTTAGGGGGAAGAGATGAACATCAAAATTAAATTTAGCCATGAGTATTACAAGCTCAACAATATAGCTGATAAAATCAACGGGGGCAAACATCCAGTAACCCTCTTGGAAGTGTTTATCAAAAAATCAGAAGAGCTAAGTCCGGCTTTTATCGAATACGATACAACGTATTTTGACGGCAAGACTATCGCACGTTATCCGCTTAAAAAAGGTGAACACTTGATTTTATTGTTTAGAGATTTTAAAGGCAACCTCTTTACTACGGTCCGTAGTCGATGGGGGAAGGGTGGAGATAAATTAGAATACTACTCCTCCAAAAGAGGTGAGAGTTTTGAGATTGAGATTTTGGAGGCTAACAATGCTTAAGTTCATTGATTTATTTTGTGGAGCCGGAGGAGTTACCACAGGCATTGAGCAAGCTCTAAGCAAGGGCAAGAAAATTGCTGAGGTCATTGCCTGTGTAAACCATGACCCGATTGCCATAGAATCGCATTCGGCAAATCATCCAGATGCATTCCATTTTACCGAAGACATTAGAACTCTAAACATAGATCCTTTGATTGAGATTGTTAAACGCAAAGTCTCAAGCTCTGATACCCTCTGCCTTTGGGCTTCTCTGGAATGCACGAATTTTTCTAACGCAAAAGGAGGATTACCCCGTGATGCAGATTCTAGAACTCTCGCAAATGATTTGTTTAGATACATCGATGGGATTAATCCTGATTACATCCTAATCGAGAACGTCCAAGAATTTATGTCCTGGGGACCACTCGATGGAAACGGAAAGCCAGTCTCGAAGAATGAGGGAGAAGATTATATCCAATGGACTCAGAATATAAAATCTAGAGGATACATCTATGATTGGAGAATTTTAAACTCAGCTGATTACGGATCTCACACTTCACGTAAAAGATACTTTGGGATATTTGCCAAGCATGGTCTACCAATTCAATTCCCACAGCCTACGCATTCCAAAAACCCAAACAAAGGATTTTTTGGGACTCTCGAGAAGTGGAGACCGGTCAAAGAAGTTTTAGATTTTGAGATCCAGGCTGAGCAAGGAGAACCATTTGTAGCGATTAAAGAATCTGATTCAGATATAGTAAAGCAAATCAAAGAGTTTATGATTCTTTACGGGATCTATGACATCAGAATGAGAATGCTTTTAATTCCAGAGTTAAAACGTATTCAAGGATTCTCAGAGGATTATATTCTCAAGGGGAATCAATCAGACCAAAAAAAGTTTATTGGTAACTCAGTCCCACCAATGCCAGTAAGACGCCTTGTAGAAGCAATTACTAAAGGTTCAAAATTTGGGATAGTTTGCGGAGTTCAAGAATGCTAATCTCTGAATTAAAAATCGGTCAAGGTGTCATAGTGCAAGATGACACCTTGCAATCTACTCTTCGAGGTTCTATTATAGGGCTTGGTGATGTCTCATGTGGTCAAACTCCATCAAAGAATCCTGATTTTAAAAAAAGAGTTCTAATTGAATTTGATAAGGATATAGTTAATTCTATTTTGCAAAAGTTTAATTCTGACAAAAGATATAATATTTTATCCGACCTCCCAAAAGATAAAGAAAATTTTTTAACAGAAAATATATGCTGGGCTTATCATATTAATAAGGTCAGCTTATGACACTCGAAGAACTCCAAACACTCCAAAGTCTAGCCCAAAAAGCTAGACAAGATTTTCTAACAGAATTAGAATCTATTACTTATCAGGAAGCGGAAAAACGTTCAGGTTTATCTACTCAGCAAATTTTTAGATTAGTCAATAATCAGAAAGGTCAGCCAAAATTAGAAACAATTATTTCTGCCTACATTCAATTACTATCTTATGGGGGGTCTACTCCTAAGAAGTGATTGCGGGTTTCGTCTAACGTTAAGCATAGACGGCGTTTACGCATAATACGTATAAGCCTCGTTCTAATTCTAACTCTGTCGTAAATGTCGTCTCATGCGTAGTTGGGCGATCTGTGCCGTAATTCGGGCAGATACGACAACGACGATTAGGACTAACTAATCAATTCTAATCCAGTTAAGCCCTCTATTTTTTTTTCTAAAACAGCTAATTTTTTTAATTTAGGCTTGACAATAACCTAACGATAGGTTATTGTAGAGATTAAATAAAGGAGTTAAGACAATGACAATCGCACTTTTACACAACCATTACGACAAAAATCACTTAGACACAGTAAAATCTCAAATGCTCGAATTAGGTGCACCGACTATTAAAGCTGTGTGGGATGATTGTTATGGTATTTGGGCTGCTTTAGAGGGGTCACATAGGATCAGAGCAGCCAAAGAACTAGGATTGCCAATAAATATTGAGGCAATTGATTTAGAGCAAATTGGAGATTTGGATGTTACCGAGTCTGATATGGATTTGGACATTGATATGAAGGGCACTACTTTTGCGGAATTATTTGCAGATATGAGTGACCGTAAATTAATAGATTTTGAGGATGCTGAATAATGACTAATTGCCCACACTGCAAAAAAGAATTAACGTCTGAGCAAGTCGCAAGCTTGCTCGGATCAATTAAAAGCCCTTTAAAATCAGAAAAATCTGCGGCTAATGGCAAAAAGGGAGGTAGAAAAATTGGTTCTAAAGATTCTGTTAAAAGAATAAGGTCAAAAAAGATACCGACTAAAAAAACTTAGTCGGCACATTTCGCCCAACGTTTAGCATGGACGATGTTTGAGAGTGCTCTAAAAAGCCTCTTGATAATCGTATATGTCTCAAATAGCGTCAATGCGTAGTTGTGCGTAGTTAATCGGCACTACTTCTATAAAGCAAAAAGAGCTATTCAAATACTATATATTCTGACAAAAAAACCTCATTTTGACCATGCCTTTTTTAGCCCTAATTTTTTTCACAAAAAATGGATGATTTTTTTAATAAAAAATTTATTCAAATTTGCTAGAATGCATCAAAACATACATTTTGGCAAGGTTTAATGGTAGCAAACTTTTTCCGTTTTTACTAATGAAATCTAGTATAGACAAAACTCTATAGTCATGCTATATTATATATATAGAAACGAGGAAAGGACAAAGACCATGAAACTAACTAACGAACAAAACGCAAAACTTCAAGCACTTTACAAAAAATATGCAGCATGTGAAGCAAAAACAACATTTAGCCATAATGACTATGATTGCAACACACAACAACGCTCGGCAACTACAAGAGCTTACAACACCCTTGTTAAATACATCGAATCAGTAACCGATGAACCAACACACAAAGTAATTTTTAACTTAGTAAACGCATAAAACAAAATAAGCCCTCGAAAGAGGGCGCAGGAGAAAGGAAATGGATAAGATTTATTTTAAAGGTTGGAGTTTTGAAAAACAAATATTCTCAGCATCGAGGGAATATTACTATTGGATATGTGTAGATTTAGAAGAAAAAAAAATAATATGTATTAGTAAATATTTGGACGGAGAAAAAACCAAATACGAAAATACAGTTGATGATTTATCTCTAAAACTATACATTCAAGATAATGAATACAGAAGCAATGTAGCATCAGAAGAGGAGTTTGAGAATGCTCTTATCTGACATACAGCAACTACAGAGCCTTAGCGATAAGGCTTTTAGTTTTATCAAATTTGAGTTAACCAAACTTAATGAACTAGGCAACGGTTACGGACAAATCAAATTAGGCAAGCTGTGTGGAGTTGATCCGATGACTATTAATGCAATCCTTCACGGCAAGATT